AATACTGCCTAGCCAAGCTAGACTGCCAGAAACAACACGTTTCCAGGGGGTCTATGTTTTACGGCTACGCCCGAGTCTCGACGCAAGAACAAGAGACTCACGCTCAAACCGACGCACTGCTTAAAGCGGGCGTCGGTTTTATTTTTTCCGAGAAACGCAGCGCCGCCAGCATGGCAGGCAGGCCGCAACTCGAAAAACTCCTACGCACGCTGAAACGCGGCGACACAGTCATCGTCTACAAGCTAGACCGAATCGCACGCTCGCTAAAAGACCTCCTACGCATCATTGAGCGCATAGAAGAGAAGGGCGCTCAATTTCGCTCTCTCACCGAGTCACTCGACACGACAACACCAGCCGGACGGATGTTGTTCCACATGGTAGGGGCATTTGCAGAGTTCGAGCGAGAGCTAATCCGGGAACGCACCCGAGCAGGGATGGAAGCCGCAGTAAGACGAGGAGTCAAACTAGGCAGACACTACGCGATGAGCAGGGAAGACGAAGCGGAGGCAATGCGCTTATGGCGACAAGGCACAATGACCAAATCGGCAATAGCAAGAATGTACGGCGTGCACATGAGCAGTGTGAAACGTGCAATTAAGCGCCACCAAGCAGACGTGCAGCCGAGCTTGCTAAACGCAGCGTAGCCGAGGAGTGAAAGCAATGAGCATCCACGACCGCGACTGGTATAGGGACGCGATTCGAAGACGTGAAGCGCGCGAAGAGAATAGGCAACGACAAGGGCCAAGGCGAGCCGACAAAGCAAGCATGCACTGGACGGTGCGCTTGCTTTGGTGGGTTGGCATATTCCTGATCGCTCACCTCATCAACAAGTATTGGCTCTGGCCTATAGCTGAACGGGCTTTGCAGCGCTAGCCCAATACGATGAGCCATCTATCGCGACGTAGCAGCGTATCTCCGCGATATCGAACTCACCGCAGAGCGTAGTGAGCACGTCCTTAAGTGCGTCAGCGCAGGAAGCCTGCCCCTGTTCTATGTGGTACACGACCGCTTCCGGAACGTTGATGCCACGACTGGTGTAGTACTTCTTTTTGTTGAAGCGATCAGTGCCGATATCTTTGCCGATGTACTTGGCGATGTAGCTGGCCAACGCATCAAGCTTCCATTGCTTGCCAAAGTGCGCGCCCTTGGGATTGCTGATAAAGCAGTAACCCTTGCCCCGTCCGCCCACCACCTTGAGCCATGCCCGCCGCGCGAGGTTGAGCGCAGCCCGGCCGGAAACGGCGACGTGCATGTGCCATGCGCCGCGTTTCTGAAGCTCCGGAACAGCGATGTAGTGGAACTCACGATGCGCGCCCATCGTGCGCCGGAAGGCGTCCCATATCTTGAGGAATCGCTCCAGATCGGTAATGCATTCACGCGTGCTCAGCGTGAGCATGTGCGTGACGCGAGCAGCCTTGCAACGCAGGCGAACGTTCTGTTTAGCGCGCTTGGCAGCAGCCTTGGCGCTGGTGGACCTCGCCTCTTTATCCTCTTCAGTCTCGGGCTTTGCGCCGCGCGCGCGGCGGGGGCGATCGCGTAGGTCTTGCAAGCGATTCGTAACGCTACGACGGTAGCCATTGAACTCGACGCTGCCATCCTCGAAAGATCGAACCTTGGCGACGATATCATCGCGCCATGCGCCGTCCCCAAAGCCTGCCGCTAGGTGAGCCTCTCTCGCAGCCTCGCAACGCTCTATGGCGCGCTGGTCCGCCCAGTCATCACGCCAAGGCTCGCCGTGCTGGAAGCCGTCATAGTCTTGTGCTATCGTGTTTTCACGCATGGTAGGGTGTCCAACCGTTAGAGCTACCGTGTCGGCCCCGAAGCGTTGGCGCGCTTGCGGGGCTTTTTCTTTGGCCGGCCAGCCTGCAAACCGTTGTGGCGCTTGGCTTTCCGTGCCTCTCTTCCGTTAAGTGTTATTACTACAAGTAGGCGGGGCTTCGCCCCGCCTTTTCCTCCGCATCCGCTCCGGAAAAGGCTAGGGCTACGCCGCGCGCTACCCGTGCCGGTGCGGCCGTTTCCCCACTCTGCCGTCGATTCTCCGCTGCGCTCCAAATCGCCAACAGAGTAGGCAAACGACCTTGGCGAGTGCAGCGAAACCCTGCTGACGCGCCGCTCCGTATGGACATGTCGGCTACGCCGACACCGTGTGGACAGACCGTGGACAGGCCGTGAATAACGATGAGGCCGTTATTCACAACCTGCCCACCGCCTGACCACACTTGCCCACACTGCGCAGCTTGCCCCGCGAGCAAGGTTTGATAGACCCCACCCCAAAACCCTCCCTGCGACGCGCGTACGCGGTCCACAGGCGCATGAGCGGGGCTCGCAGAGGGGAGGGGCGCGACCCGCGACCGCGAACGCCTCACGCAGGCACTCTTGCTGCCCGCATCGCGTTGAGCGGAAGCGCTCTAGCAGCTTTGGCCTGGCGCTGTTCGATACGCCATTGCGCCTCGATCAGACGCTGCCGACGTTCTGCGTTGCGCTCGCGCCGAAAGATGGCCTGTACGACCTTGCGGTTACGCGGCATGTCGGCAGTAACGCGCGGGCGGAAGACGCTGAACAGTCCGCGTATGGCGCGAATCCAGAGGGGGACGTGCGCCTTGTGCTTGTACCCCTCCAGATGCCAGTGCGAGAGGTAGCTAAACACGCCGTGGGGATAGTTGCTGTCGAAAACCTGCGTGGTGTCATAGCCCGCGTGAAGGTCCTTGCCGGTGAACGTCATGCGCCAGCAAACAAGACCGGCAGGGTCAACGCCCATGCGTGATACGCCTATGTGGAACTTAGGCAGCGTGCCTTTACTGTAGCCCGCAGTGGCGAGCTTGATCGCCGGCGTGATAACCGGGAAATGAATCTTGTCGACCCGATGAAACCGAACGGTGTACTCAATCAGTGATTCGCGCAGCTGCTTATCCACCTGATTGATGTGCTGCATGATGTAGTAGACGTCCCAGCCGAACTTACGCGCATGCACCAGATAGTCCAACACCGCCGCCCGCGATGGATCGGAAAAGCTACGCGCGTTTAACCACGTGCCCATTTCATCGAGCACGAGCTTGCCGTTATCGTCCTCATTGAAGTCTTTACCGATATGCGGCTGACCCTGCGCGTCGATCCAAATGCCAGGATTGCCACTACCCAGCGCAAACAGATCGCGCGCCGTCGGCTTATCGGGAACACGGATCGGCGCAGCACGGCAATCACGAGGCACGAGCTTATCAACGTGCAGATTCAAGTTCGTGGCCACACGTAAGCCCTTGACCATCGCCTCGCGCATGATGCGCACCGCGCCGGACGACTTACCCGTGCCTTTCTTCCCCACCAACGCGTAGTCGCTCATGGCGTCACACCATCTTCAGCAGGATGTTGAGCGTGCGCACCTTCCACACGTACAAGCTGCACGCAGTGAACGCTGCAAGCCAGCATGAGAACGCTATAGACGTCACGCTGTTAAAGATCAACCCAACGCCCATACGAAGCGCATTGCCAAACTTGCCGCCAAACACCGAAACCGGCACACACGAATTGATACACGCCGAGAACGACATATAGAGCGCCGCAAGCAGCCCAAGCGAGATAACCACCATCGCAAGAGCCCACGCTTTCCGCACATCGAAGAACTTCAGAAAAATGTTGACGAGGAAGTTAAACAGCGCCAACAACAAACCAGAAAGGATCGGCATTTTTCGTTACCCCGTAACGGAAATCAGGACGCAGCCGTGGACTGCGCGGTGTCTTTCACCATGAAGACCGCAGACAGCATCAAGCCGAACGCAATCACAAGGCTAAGAAGGTCCTTCGCCGCGTAATACCAATCACAGATCGCAGGCGTGATGTTCACGTGATTAAACGTGTCGTTGATCGTTGGAGGCGTGCACGTCTCAGTACCAAACGAAGGAATCATGTTCAATACCGTAAAGAAGTGCGCCGAGTTCGTCTGATGCTGTGCATCGACGTTACTCAGCTGCGTATTGGCCGCAGATTCAAGCGCCGACTCCGCCTGCGTCATCGCGCTTATCTGCGTCTGCTGCGCCGTATCCACGTCACTCTGTTGCTTTGTGCCAGTCTCATCAATCTGACACTTCGGGCTACCCGGCGTACCGAGACCGCACGGCGTTGGCGAAGACGCAGGAGCAGGATTTGCCGCAGGCGATGACGCAGGCGGCGCGTTAGGATCCGTTGTAGTGGTCGGCGTCGTAGTCGTCGTTGAGGTAGACGTCGTGCCGTCTGGATTCGTTGTAGTGATCGTGCAAGCCACCGAAACCGGCTTGCTCGCGAGCGTCGCAGCATCACTGTTAGGCGAGACCGTGCAGCTTGTCTGCTGGGTCGTAGTGCCGTTCGGGGTCGTTGTTGTAGTTGACGGGCCAGTAACCTTGCCATCTGCCGGACTGACAACTTGCGCTGGCAACGCCTGCGTAGACGGATCGCCGAGAGCAGCGAGTTGATCCGTCCAGGGCATGAAGCCCCAGTAATCTTTGGCACGCTGCGGGTTGCCACTCAACGCATCGGCGAGCTTGGGCGACAACTCCGGATACGTGATCGGCACCGGCTTAACGTTCGCATTGGGGTCCGCAATGCAAGCAGATGGCGACGGAATGTAGTTCGTTGCGCAACCACCGGTCGGAGACGCAACGCCATACGGGTAGAACTCAATATCGTTCTTAGTAATCTTCGCGGTGCCGCGATAGGCGCCATTCTGAAGAATCACGCCACCATACTGAAACCACGTCGTCGGCATACCAGCAGCACACGCAGCGTCAGGGCTGTCACCGTATCCAGTGCCACCACCAGCACCACCCCAATCGCATTGCCACGCCTGACCGTTAAAGCCCACATCACCGGAATGCGAGTTCACCTGACCGGGCTTGCACCAACCGTTCGGGCTTGTCACGCACTGCGTAATGCCGTACTTCAACAGATCCACCGCCAGCATGGCCAACATCACTGGCGCGGCTGATGTCACCACACGACCCGCAAGCGCACCCAACGGGATGGAGCGCAACTCATTGATCGCCACCGTACCGAGCACGCTAGAGCCACGACCGATCGCAACACTACCAGCTTCCGCGACCTGCAACCCAGCCGACGTAGCCGTCACGACCTGCGACGTATTGCGAATGAGCGAGGGCATCAACTGGCCGAGCGTCATGTTGACCTGCGCCTGCGCCTCTTGGCACAGCGACGCGATACAAAGAAAAGCGGCCAGCGCCAAAAGCACCAGCCGCAGAAGAGGCCCACGCCTGTTAGCGCATGCAGGGACCATCCCAAGCGTGACATGCATAAAAGACCTCATATTTCGGATCAAGCCGCGTTCCACAAGCGGCGAGCATCAAGCCCGCCGCAAGTGCCATCAGGCAGGCACGCATTACTTGCCCTTGCCCGCAACCTTCTTGAACATGCCCATGCCCCAGAAGCCGCCAACCGTGATCACGAGCAGCGCGAAACCGGCGCCGATATAGCTGGTGGCGGTAGGTTGCAGACCCTGAATCGCGGCCAAACCAGGGTCAGTTGCCGTTTGCGCAGCAGCCAGACCAGACGACAGAGCAGCACCAACAGCCACACCAACAGCAAGGGCGCTGCGCTTGGCGCTCGACAGATTGAATTGCATAGAACCTCCTAGAGAGTGATGAAAAGAAACGGCGAAGGTCGCCACCCTATTCCCGAGTGCGGGGCCACCGCGCCACGCTGCGCATGTCACAGCGGCCCCGCGCCCGCGATCACGACAGGGACGCCTCAACGGCCCTGATGAAAATTCGCTGTTGCGTGCCAGCAGCCCAACCAATCGCCCACGCACACAGCAGCCAACCGATAACTGCGCTCATAACTTGGTCCTCAAGTAATGCAGCACGTGTGCAACGAACGCCGTCGCCAGCTTGAACACGAAGAAGCCGGCAACCATCGGCCACACGTGCCGCCAAACCTCAACGAAGCCGCCCACCGATGAACCCCAAAGCGAACATCACGCAGATGCCCGCATAGAAGAACAATTCAGCGCTGGTCAAGCCATACATCAGCAACCTCCGCTGGCTTAGATACGGGAACTGCGGTCAACACGGACAACGTGAGTACCACTGTCGTCATCCCACAGGCAAAGGTCCAAACCACCTCGCGTATGAAGGCATTCGTCGGGCGGACGAAGGTCAGCGCCCAAAGCCCTAACCACGTGCACAGCAGGACCGTATTCAGAAGGAGAAGCATTTGCAGACTCCGATGCCGCCTTGATGGCAGCAGCGACGCAACAGCAGAGAGTGAACACAACAACCGCAATACCCGCCCGCACCATCAGGCGATGATCACGACGCTCGCGTTCTAGACGCGCCTGAGCTTTCGGTGACGTATAGATGCAGGGGTTACCGTTCTGATCAACGAGAAACATCACCACGTCTCCTTGGTACTTGCGACACCCGCATCGAAGCCGTCAGACCACAATTTCTCTTCGCGCTTCTTACGCCTGTTCCGATCACGCTCTTCCAGCCACTCCAGCAATACGCCGACCCCAAACACAGGACCCAAGAAAATGGCAGCAACCGAAACAACAACGCAGCCAATGAACAGAAACACCTTGATGACTTCCCACAGCGATCCGAAGAACCCGAGACTTTCAGGAATCATTTCTCACCCCGTAAACTGAAGAAGCCCGGCGAACCGGGCTTCAGATGACGCCGCATCAAGCGGCTTTACCTTGCGAGCGATCAGCAGAGGCAGCGGCCTGCCCGGGGCGTCCAACGTTGAAAGACTTCAGAGCGACGATGCGCGCAACCAACTCACCTTCTCGCGAGACAACAAGTTTGAAGTCGGCCACATAGTCGCCGGGTACGGTGTCCTTGAGTTCGTCGGCGACGTTCACGCGGCCAACCTTCATCTGCTCAGTAAGAGCACCGGTAGCGTCAGCGACGCCTTCAGTCAGGATGCATTGCGCCTCGTGCATCGAGTACGGGCGGCCGGTCTTGGCAGAGACGCCGTTACGGCTGTTGATGGCGATGATGGTCAGCTTTTGAGTGTTCGACATGGTGGCTCCGACGTGTGAGCAAATTGGTGTATGGTTAACCATCCATTCCAAACGGACTTATTCCGATCGGAATAGACATGGCGATATTATTCCGAACGGAACAGGTCCACCAATTGGAGTTTTCTATGACTTACGACGAATTCATAGCGCTCGCGCTACACGAGCGACCAGTGAACAAGGCAGCCCACGACATGGGCATTCCGCAGCCAACCCTGCGCCGCTACGCAAACGGCGAACGCCTACCGGACTACACGGCGACGCTCATCATGGCCAAGGAGGCAAGCGTGAGTGCGATGGAAGCACTAAAGACGGTTGCACTGGAAGACGCACGCCGCAAAGGCATGCTGGACGCGGTAAAGAAGGTTTTTCGCTCGCTGCTTAGCGCCGCGAAATTGGGGGCCATTCCGGCAGTCTGACCCCTGCGCTAGGTAGTACGAACGGGGGGTTCAAAAACGACCCTCTCCGCC